GCGTACGCGTCACATCCGGCGCACGTTTTGGGGTCTTTTGGATAGATGCCGCAGACCTCGCACATTCTCGGTCGGCACTCCAAGATCCGGAGCGCCTCTGCGTACTCTCCAGAAAGCGGGCCGTCAGACCGCGCGATGCACTTGGCGTACCTGATCGCGCCCTCCAGTCCGAAATCTTTGAGCAGGATGTTTGCGACGCGCTGAGGGTTGTAATCCATGTTCCTTCTCCTAGCCGCCCGCGTTGCTGCGCCGCGGGCCCAATTTCGCGGATACCCCGAGGTAGCCGCAATCCCGCCCCGGGTCGGTAGACCTGGGGCGAGGGATCAGGCGGGATACGTGAACATCTCCGCCCCGTCCCCGAATCGAACCAAGGCACCCCAGCGGCCGAAATCCACCGACCAACCCCAACGCAACACTTCGGCCCGCTCCGATCCGAATCCGCGCTGGAATCGGTCGGTGTCGGGCTTGGGCGGATAGGGCTCGAACTCAGGCGCCGGGACGGACGGACGCACGGTGTCAACCCGTTCGCCGAGCAGGTCGGTGTAGGGCGTTCCGTTGTACTGGAGGTGTTTGTGCATGGCTTTCTCCGTTTGGGGTGCGAATCAGCTCCGATGAATCGCGTTCTCAACCAGCCTTCCCTTGGCGTCCAGACACCGGCGGATCTCGATTTCCGTTCCGATGCCCATGCACAGGGCCCGCGGCCCGCCTAGGCCCTTGGCGAGATCGCGCTCAATCTCCGCCTCCGCCTTGGAGGAGAATCCGATGATCGTCCAGTTAGACCCGGTGCCGGAACCGTCCCCGACACAAAGCCAGTGCTTGCGAACGTTCCATGCCGGTGCGTTGGTGGTTTTCATGGCACAGAGTGTATCGGCAAGGGGCGATCATGTCAATGACTCGTTCCAAGATTTCCCAAAGAATCTGTCCGTCTCCCCTCTAGACCGGAATAGATCCCTCCCGCGCGTGCGTGTGCCTGAGGCTTGGATTGCTCCTATGCAGAGAGAGGGGCGACCGTGCCCCGATTCCTCAGGGTGTGGGGTATGGAGTGCATGGGATCGGATGCCCTGGCCTGGGATCGGCGTCCCCCGTCCGTGTCCGTGTCTGCGGCATGGGCCCAGCATGCCCATGCCGCCCCCTCCCATGCGTGGGCCTGGGGCATCCAGGCCCACGCCCTCCAGGCCCACGCATCAGGCATCATGCATGCTGCCATCGACCCTCAGGCGAGGGGCAGAAAAACGTTGCACCGCCGCCCGTTTGAGACCCACGGGTCTCATCCTGTGCCCCCGTTCCCAAAGCACAGCCCAAAGGCTGAGCGTATCCCGTTGGCACGCAAGCACTTGGCGACGCACTCCGAGAACGCCGACCAGGTCGAGGCACCCCCCACGGGGGGGATTCGCGGACGCGGCCCGGGCAAACGATGGCCTCTGACTATTCGGGGGCTGAAATCGTCCGGGTCACTTCCACTCCGCCCATTCGGAGTCGGAGAGGGACCGGACGAACACGAACTCGTCGGGGGTTGCACCGGGCCCGTAGAGGTGGTGATCGTGTTCCCCGCATCCCCACACGCGGTCACACCTGATCCCGTACGAGGCGTAATACTGACCAGCCATCGGGCCACCGATCAGAGTGACGACGCGACCCTTGCCGAGCAGGCGGTCATAGGACTCTCTGGTCATTCCGAGCCTCCATACGCGCGCAGGCGTCTGATCTCTTCCGGTCTTTAGGCAGTCAGGTTGACGGGCGTGATCCAGTTGGCTGGTTCCTTGGTCGCCCGGCGTCGATGCAGGCTGTCCAGGAGGGCCTGGAATTGATCCGGGCCTTCCGGGGGTGTCATGGCCGCCCGGGCACGCTCGGCGGCACTGGCGGGGTCCAGGCCAAGCTGGTAGGACCATGCGTGGACGGCCCCGGCGAGGGAGTCGATCAGGCCATCCTCCCGGAGCGAGTTGCGTTGGCGGGTGATGTGGGTGAGCTGGTACTGCACCTGCGCGTAGTCCGGCTTGCCGGGGATGGGCGTCAGGGCGTCCGGGTGGGCAATCAGGCGATGGGACCGGATCACCGGCTCGATCGCGTCGATGATCCGGACTTCCTTCTGGCCGGTCGAGTGCGTGATCTTGCTGTCGGTGATGATGTTGCACCGCCAGCCATTCGGGAAGGATGGGTCTTGATTCGGCTTGGGCTTCTCGCCCGGGAGCGGCGGGACGTAGGGGTCGAGGAAGTGCTGCCGGAGCACCAACTCGAACAGGGGCCTCCAGACGCCCAGCGTGTCCGCGTTGGACTCGGCGTACACGTCCGTCACCCCATGAGCCCTCAACCACAACGCGAGAGTCTTGAGGTCTTCGCCCGTGGCCGTGGGCAGGGACAGCGATCCCTTCCAGTGCAGGAAGCCAGCGAGGTAGGAGACGACCGAGGCGGCACAGGCGTCTTCGCCCTGCCCGGACGGGTCGATCCAGGCGATCGTGCCTTGGTACGGTCCCCACGTCTCGTCGGCGTGGATGGGCCGGTGCAGGCGGTCGCCCGGGAAGCCGAGGGTCGGCATCTCGATCGCCGTGGTCCCCCGGTTGTCCGTGGTGCCCCATGTCAGGGCGAGCGGGGCCTTGTCGCGGGCGGACGGGAAGACGATCAGGTCGGCCAGCCGGAGCGGGTAGCGGGCTTTCTCCCCGATGTCCGCCACCAGCGCGTGCTGCATCAGGAACCGACGCTGCCCGTGCTTCTGACGCTTGAGGACTTCCTCCCTGCCGAACCGCACCGGGTTCGTCGGCGTCATGGGGGGAACGCCGCGGTCCACCATCGCCTTGATGATCGGAGCCAGCCCGAGGATCTTCCAGTCGGGCTGCGGGACCACCAGCGGCCACGTCCGCACGTAGTACCCAAGCTCGTGCAGGTGGATGTAGAGGGACTCCTCGGCGTGGTAGGTGCCGAAGAAGCAAATCTCGTTCGGGTCAACCGCCGGGATCACGGTCGGGTCTTTGGCGGGGTCGGGGAACAGGATGTCGTTGAACTCGCCGACCTGCCCTTGCAGTTTGAGCCGCATCTCCAGCGACTCGGTGTTGGCCTCGGTCTCGATGTCGTCGGGGTAGATGCTGTGGGCACGCTTGCCGGGGAGCTGGCCGCCGATGCCGATGGCCTGCACGGAGGGCCAGATTTGCTTGCTGGCCGGGCCGACCTCGTAGGCGTACTCGCCGTCCTTCTGGCCCTTGTTGGGCCGCAGGTGTGCGAGGAACGGCACCGTCTTGATCCACGACTTGCCGAGGCTCACGATACCCCGCGCGTGCTGGTCGGTCTTGCTGGGGATCAGGATGCGTCGCTCGGGGTCGCGGTAGAGCCGCCACGCAGCGGCCGGGGCGACGGCCGAGGTGGACTTGCCGATACCTCGCCACGCCAGCCCGACGCGGTGCGATGGCAGCTTGGTCACGCCGTCCGAGTCGAACCCGCAGGCGAAGAGGAAGATGTCACGCTCGATAGGGCCGAGGGGGGCACGCCGGTCGAGCCCGGTGGCGTGCCACAGTTCGTCGAGGAAGAACAGCGGGTCGTGGTAGAGACGGTTCGCGTAGGCCGAGATGGGGTCAGTCATGCTTCAAGAGCGGCGAGCTTGGTGCAGAGATCGCGGTACGCCTCACCTCGCACCTGCGGGTCCGCGTCGCGGTATACCATCGCTGCCTCCACGGCTGCCAGCATGAGCGGGAGTGCGTTGCGCATTTCGGCGCACAGCCCGAAGTTGGCAGATGCCGTCCACGTCTTCTTGCTCTCGGCGGGAGTCGATCCGATGCACTGGAATTTGCCGCCGCTACCCGTGGCGATCACTTGTTCTTCTGTTTCCGGATCGTCACCCGGCCCCGAGTGCAGGTAGTATGGACGAGGGAACCCCCAATCGACCATGTGTGTTCCAACCTTCCACGGCGCTGGCGTGGCGGCCCTGTCAAACTCCCTGAGTCTGTCGATGATGTTCACGCTTCCTCGCTTTCTTCGTGCGGCAGGCCCTCCGGCGGTGCCTGCCCGGACCTTCGATCAAGTTCACGAGCCCGCGCGATCGCCTGCTCCATCGGATTCTCGGCGTCGGCGTCATCGCCCTTGCGGAATAGAAGCTTCATCGCGGCCGAGAGGTGAGCGGCGGAAGCGAATTCCGGCTGTTGGTTGTCGGTTGTTCGAGACTTCTTGAGGTGCTCGAAGTAGTCAACCAGCTCGCTGCGTACGAGGGTTTCGAGGTCACTCACGAGACGACTCCGGCAGGGACGATCCGAGCTGCTCGATCACGTTGCGGAGCCCGACCAGCCGGGGCACGAACAGGGCCTCCTCCAGATTGCGAAGGTCCTGCTGCGAGAAGTAGTAGTCCTCGGTGAACGGAGCCTGAACGCTCCCCACAGCCCGCGCGAGTCTGTCGCCGTAGTCCACGATCGGGATGCTCTTGAGGCCGCCCGAGGCCAGCCCGGACGAGCGGGCGTGCGAGAAGATTGGTTCGCGCTGGAGCACACCGCCTACCACCGCGTCCACCGTGCCGGGGATCAGGGATGAGTACGCGGACCTCCCGAACGCGGCGGTGACGATCGCCTCCGTGTTCAGCATCTTGGCCCGGTACTCCTCGGCGTCGGGCTTGCCGACCGAATCTTGCAGGCGTGCCAGCGTGTAGCCAGCCGCCGACGTAGCGAACCCCAGCACGACGGAGATCCACGTCCGCAGGTCGCGCTGCTGGACGCCGTAGAGCACCTTGTTCGTCCACGCCCCGAACGCGAACGTCCGGAACTGGGCGAGCATCTTGCCCGTCTCGGTGGTCATCCACTTCGAGTAGGCCGCCGGGTTGTTCGTGAGCACGAGGCGGTTGGTTTCCCGCGTCACAGTGTACCTGAACTTGGCCGCGGCTTCCTGATCTCCCCACGCCCGGTAGTTGGGATCGACGATCTTGGTGCCCGCCCACGTCTTCGTCGTGACTGCGTGGGCCTTGATCTGCTGCTCGATCCGGCGGGCCTCGTCGGGAGAGATCCCCAGCCCGGCGTAGTACCGCTGGGTCCGCACGCGGTCTTTCAGGGCGTCGTCCAGCCAGCGCTGGAGCACGACAGAGCCGGTCACGTCTTGCATCCACTGTTGGCCGTGGTTCTGGAGGCTCACGTCCCCAGCGAACCGCGTGAGCCTCTTGACGGCCCGCTCAGCGCGGTTGGCGGTGAAGTTGGCGCCAGGGGTGTCGGCGTCCGTCGCTCGCGGCAGAATGCGGCGGAGCGTCCTGTCCATGCCAACGCCCGTCATGGCGTGCAGGGCGATCGTCAGGTCGTCCGTGGCCTGTCCGGCGATCTGGGCCCGCAGGGCAGCCTCGAACGCAGGGAGCTGGCGGAACGCGGCTCGTCCGCCCGCCTGAGACAGAGCGGGGACGATCTCGGTGATGTTCTGGATGCCCGTGCCGACGCCCGAGAGGGCCTTGAAGAAGTTGAGATCCCGGACGAGCCGCATGGTGCGGACGCCGGGAGCGTTGTAGTCGGTGGTCGGCAGGCCCTCGACGGCGTGCCGCATCAGGTGTTCGAGCTTCTTGAGGTCGCTCTCGTACTCAGCCTTTGGGACGCCGAGATCCTTGGCGTGGTCCTCCAGAGCCTTGAGCAGCGTGTCCGTGGAGCCAATGTCCTTGCCGAGCCGAGCGCTCATCGCACGGAAGACTTCCTGCCGCGCGGAGGCGTGGAGCAGGGACAGGTTGTACATGCCCTCCAACACCTGCGCGTGGTTCTCCAGCAAGTCTTCGACCGCCAGAGTCTTGCCGCTGGGCAGGGTCGTCCGCAGCGTCTCGTCCATCTCCACGCGACGCTTGAGCCTGGGCGTCCACGGCTCGCCCGGCTTGGGTGCGGTGAAGTGGTCGGCCGAGAAGATTGAATCGTCCTGGAAGTTCGTCACCCGGTCTTCTGCGATCTCTGAGACCTTCTGGGGCGACAGGTTCGGCTGCTTGGCACGGATGGCGTTCTCGACCGTGGCGATGATGCCGGAGCGTCGGATGGCCTGATCGGACATGGCCTCGTCGAGCTTCGCCTTGGCGGGCACGCGGGGAACGTACTCAAGCTCGGCACCGATCTGGTCGGCACCAACGACCTTGTGCCGCTTGGCCTGTTCGAGGTACTGCTCGAACCGCTTGGCCTGATCCTGTGCGGCCTTGGCGACGGCCGGGTCCGTGCCAGCGGGGATGCCGCGGCGACGGGCCTTGCTGACGGCCTCCCAGAACTCGGTCGGAGTCATGGCCTTCGAGCCAGCCTTGTACGCAGAGTCAACGTGGCTCTGGTACACAAGATCGTCCGCCGCTCGGGCCGTCCCGATGTCCGCATTGTGGCGAGACTGCACCCACACCGGCGCCGTCTCGATCGTCGGCAGGTCGCCCGCCTTGGCGAGAGAGTCGGGAGCGATCGCGTTGGCGAGGGCGCGGAACTCGTCGATCTTGCTGCCTCCGAGCATCCCGGGCATGTCCCAGCGGAGAATCCCGGCGACGAAGCGGAACGGAAGGATCGTCCTCCAAGAGAACGCGGCCTTCGCGTCGGTCAGTCCGCCGAGGTCGAAGTCGTCGGCGAGCTTGCCGGGCATCCGAGGCACGACAGCCTGTGGAGGCGGGTAGATGCTCTGCTGGGTGGCCGCACCCATCGCCTCAGACACGGACTCCTGCTCGGTCAGTCCCCTCGTGGCCGCCGCCCGGATGGTTGCTCCGTCGGCTTCGAGGTGAGCGGAAGCGAGATCGTCGGCGAGGCGGATGAAGCGATCGGCCCCAATGACATTGGCCTCCAGCCCGTCGAAGAAAGCGTCTCCGACCGACTCTGGTTCCAGCCCGGCTTCAAGGGCCCTACCCACCCGATCCATCGCCGACGTGCGGGATTCTCCGCCATCAATGAGTTGGCGGACCTTTTCCTTGGCACGCCTGATCAGGCTGGCGTTGCCGTCCTGCAAGTCGTTGAACATGGCACGCCGGTCACTGGGCGACAAGCCAGCGGCAAGGCGGCGGATGTCCGCGGTAGGGTCGAACGTCTTGGCCGTGTAGCCCGGATCAGCCGGGGACTTCTGGGACAGAAGCCTTCCGAGGGTGTTCTCCTCGGATCGAGACAGGATATCGCTCAGTGGGGTAGGAACACTCGGAGAGGGCAGTCCGAGCAGGTCAGCCAGCGGGCCCGCGGCTCCGCGAGCACGAAGCTCGGCAGCCGGATCGAACACCTTGGTCTCGAACTGCGGAGCCGGGGCGTTGGTCTGCGAGAGCAGATCGGAGAGCGTGTCCCCCCGTGCTGGTGCCGGTGTGGACGCGGGAGCAACGCCGACGGCGCCATCTGCAACAGCCGGAGGAGCCTCGCCCTTGATCCCCAGAAGATTGAGCAGCTCGCTTTCCGGAACCCTCAAGAGCCGAGACATATCTGCCTCGGCCTGCTCGATTGGAGTAAGCATAGAGAGGGGGCCGGACTTCTCCCCGAACCGCTTGGCAAGCCTGCTGCCCGGGGTGTCGCCCTCTTCGCTCAGCGCGAGTTGGAATCTGGCCTTGCCCTTGGGCGTCAGTGCCTCGCTCACGTCAACCGTGTTGCCGCGGACCTTTCCAGCGGTCTCGGCGATGTCGTACAGCTCAGCCACGGCCTGCGTCTTGCGGCCAGCGTTGCCGAGGGCTCCGATGGTCGAGCCGAACGCGAAGTTGCCAGCGACGGCGTAGAGCAGGTCGCGCGTGCTCCTGTCCTGATCGAACAGGGCTCGCGGAGTCTCGACTGCCGCGGCACCAATGGCCCCGCCCGCTCCGGCGATCAGGGCCCCCTTGAGGGCTCCGGCCCCACGAGCAAGCTCCGCCGCCGCTCCCAGCCCAAAGACCGCTCCGGCGGTCGAGAGAACGTCGCCAGTCCCGCGGTCGGTCTGCTCCGAGACTTGGTACGACTCCAGAGCAACCTGCGGGATGGCATTCACGAGCCCGGCCTCGATGGCACCGGCGAGACGACCGGCAGAGGTAGCCCCCATCGTCAGCGCACCCGAGGCAAGCTGGACCGGATCGAGAACGTTGGCGCCGATCGTGGCCGCCGTGCCAACCCACCCGGCACGACGCAGGGCGTCCCGCCGCTGCTGCTCGAAAACCATCTGGCCGCGGATGATGCCGAGTTCTTCCTGAGAGTCGGCGTCGATCAGCTTCTTGGCGAGGTCGGGGTCGAGATCCTGACTCGCCTCCTTGATCATCGTCGGAGTCAGCTCGAACGACGAGTCTGCTGGGATGGAAGCGCGCTGGAGGTGTCGGACGATGGTGGCTGGTATCGTGGTGAGCAGGGCCCCGTTGATGATCTCGTCGGCCGACGCGGACTCCCGCTGGGCTTCGAGTCGGTTGCGTGCCTCAAGCTCGGCCGCGGCGTTGTCGGGCTGGAGCGGGCCTAGGTCGATGATGTCTGGCATTTAGAATCCACTGATGAACCCGGTCGGTCCGACGGG